TCGAGTAGCAAAGTATTCAGTACCTGTGACTATGGTTTCGAACGGTGGTATTAATGCATTGTATCTAGACGTCGAGTATCCTGTAACCCAACTGCCACCTCTGGTAAAACAACGGTTATCGGTGATGTACTCGATGGTAGACAATTACGACTTCTCTGATGTAGATGGATGCAACACACCAGCGCTTATATTGAAGCCGACGTTCGCAGGAGTGTACCCGCGTGTAACGACCCTCCCACCGAAAGTGGGGGAGTTTGACAGGGCCAAGGTAACAGGTGAACATCACACACACATAAGACCAGAGGAGGTGTGGGACGCGTTTAAGGCTGATGTGAACCGTGTTTACATAATGAGCGTATTATTGAGTAAGCTGCGTAGAGTATCGGGAGTAACAGAAGCATTCGTCGCCACGGCGTTGTTATATGTGGCCTCAATCAAACTTCCTATAGCTATGCAAGTAGCGACATCAAGCTGGCTTTGGATCGGAGACTTGGAGGCAGTTATGCAAAATCTCAAGCAGGCATCGACACCGATGAAGGCTTTGCAGAACGCCCTATACGTCGACCTCACTGATCTTTTTGAACTCCAGACGTTAGTAAACAGAGGAGTTGGAAGCATCGACTGGGAGGCTGAACGGCGGCACCGAGTCAACCCCGACGTAATAGTCGCTGACCCCCGTGAGGTGTACGAAGCGGCGGTACGCATTTTCAAGATGGGAGCTAGACACGGCTACCAATACAAGAAGATGAGCCTCGAAGACTTCACATGTTCACGCTGGGAATGGTCACCTTCTGGCAGCGTCCACTCTCAATATGAAGAAGACCAGCAGTATATCATGAGAGAGAATTATCGTCACAGAACTAAGTTTGTGACATTAAATGCAATGAGCAGGGAGCACATCAAGTCGTTCTTTACCAGGGCACCTCAAGTTAGGGCTTGGCCATCAGTAAAATATGAGTGGGGCAAGGAGCGTGCGATATATGGAGTGGACCTAACGTCAGCTACGGTAGCTCACTTTGGACTATACAACTGTGAGGAGGTCTTCAAACACAGGTTTCCTGTAGGTGAAGACGCCGAAGCCGGTCGGGTGCATAAGCGACTTAAAATGATGCTTGAGAGCAGTGAGTCATGCTGCTATGACTTTGACGACTTTAATGCACAACACTCAACTGCATCAATGATGGCAGTCATCATGGCATATAAGGATACGTTTGCTAATCAAATGAGCGAAGCACAGGTTGAGGCGGTGCAGTGGGTTGCTGACTCCTTACTCGATGTTAAGGTAATTCCGAGTGACGGTGCACCTTACACTGTTAACGGGACTCTATTGTCGGGCTCTCGATTGACGACCTTTCTCAACACCGCGCTAAACTTCATATATATGGACATTTCTGGAGCTTTGTCTTCACCGGGTGTGGTTGACTCAGTACACAACGGTGATGATGTTCTGCTAGCCGTACGTACCACTAGAGCTGTCGTGCAAGTCCACAGCCGTATGGCCAAGATTAATGCAAGAGCACAAGCTACAAAGTGTAACGTTTTTTCGACGGGAGAGTTTCTCAGAGTTGACCACAAACTCGAACTCCGTGATGGTTTAGGAGCGCAGTATGCAACACGAGCCTGCGCTACAGCGGTACACTCTAGAGTTGAAAGTCAGCAACCTGTACGAGCTACGTTGGCAGCAGAAGCGGCTGTCACAAGGCT